GCAGGCGCAGCAGCTTCTGAATCAGTCGGGGGCGCTGGCTACAGAGGCGACAAACAGCCTGATCCCAAACTATCAGGCACTTACTGCGCAGTTGGCAAAAATGCAGGAAGAGTTTGCAGCTGCCTCAAAACAAAGTCCAACCGTTACGACGGGAGCCGTACTGCCGCGCGGGAAGGTCTGCTACGGGATGGCGCGAGATTATATGCGCCAACTGGCCGGAGCGTCGGGCACGCAATGGACGGTTCAGGATGGTCGACTCCATATGATTCCTGTCAATGGTGTCATGCCGGGCCAGTCAATCGTCATCACATCGGCTACAGGGATGGTGGGAATTCCGACCCAGACGGTCGACGGGATCATCGTCAAGTGCCTGCTTAACCCGAACATTGTTCCGGGCAGCCAGATCCAGATCAACAACGCGAGCATCCAGCAGGCCGCGCTGAGCGTCGACTACACGGCGACGAACTATTTCCCGAGTCTGGACGATGACGGGTTCTACAAGGTCTACGCGATGACTCAAAGCGGCGATACGCGCGGCCCGAACTTCTACACCGAGATGATCTGTGCCGCCGTCAATGGGACGGCTCCGCTCACCTCGACCTATACGAATGCGGTGGTGTCAAATGGACCCGCGTGAGCGATGGGAGGACCCAGAGGAAGCGCTACGCATCGCGATGGAGGGCATGAAATCGGGGCTGTGGACCGCCATGCCGGGAATTATCCAGTCGTTCAGTGCATCGGCAATAACCGCAACAGTGCAGATTGCAATCAAAGGCGTCGTGCATACGCCAGATGGCAAGGCCCAGTTCGTCAACATGCCGCTGCTCGTCGATGTACCAGTGCACTTCCCCCGCGGTGGCAATTGCACGCTGACGTTTCCGGTGGCGAAGGGTGACGAATGCCTTGTGGTGTTCGCGGCTCGATGTATTGATGGGTGGTGGCAGTCGGGCGGCATTCAGGCTCCGATGGAGCCGCGCATCCATGATCTGTCGGACGGCTTTGCGTTCGTCGGGTTCTTCTCGCAGGCCACGAAGATCGGCGGCATCAGCACTAGCACAGCGCAGCTACGAAGCAACGACGGCTCGACGTATGTCGAAGTTGATCCGACTGGGCAGATCGTCAATTGCGTAGCGCCTGGCGGGATGAAGTTCACCACGCCGACAGTGACAATCACAGGCGTCATCAATGTGCAGAACGCCCAAGGTGCGACGAACGCTAGCACGATGTCAGGAAACATGACGGCCAGCGGCACGATCACAGGCACGACAGACGTTGTGGGTGGCGGCAAGTCGCTCAAGACTCATGTGCACTCCGACCCGCAAGGCGGAAACACCGGACCACCGGTTTAAGGATTTTCGATGCGCTACAGGAAAACCGACTCAGTGACGGGTGATTACGTTTTCGGGCATCAGCAAAACGATTTCTATCGAGATCAGCCTGAAGCCGTCGCACAGGCGGTCAAGACTCGGCTGGCCCTGTTCACTGGCGAGTGGTTTCTCGATGTCACGGACGGCACGCCATGGACCACGCAAGTTCTCGACAAGTACACGAAAGACCAGTACGACGCCGCGATTCAGGACCGGATTCTCGGAACGCCGGGCGTCACACAACTATCGGCGTATTCAAGCTCGGTCAATACGACTACCCGCGCCCTCACGGTCACCGCGACCATTGATACACAGTACGGCTCAGCCGACCTCACGGCCACGATATGACGATCACCTCTGTTGCTCCGGTCATCAGTTCGACTGGTATCAGTGCGCCAGCGTTCTCGGACATCCTCGCGTACCTCATCGCAAAATATCAGGGCATCTATGGCGCGGATGTCTACTTAGGCGCAGACAGCCAGGACTACCAGTTTCTCGCCATCCAAGCGTCCGCGATCAACGACACGAACGCCGCAATCATCGCCGACTACAACTCGCGCTCGCCATCCACGGCTCAAGGCGCGGGCCTCTCAAGCGTCATCAAGATCAACGGCCTCGGCCGGAACGTCCCGACCAACTCGACCGTCGATCAGATCATCGTAGGTCAGGCCGGAACTGCAATCGTCAACGGCGTTACTCAGGACTCGAACCAGAATAAGTGGAGTCTGCCTGCGCTCGTCACGATCCCGCCGAGCGGCACTATCACGGTAACCGCAACGTGCCAGACGCCGGGGGCGATTCAGGCAGGCATCGGCACAGTCAACATCATTGCCACGCCTACTTTTGGCTGGCAAACGGTAACGAACGCATCCGCTGCCAATGCTGGCGCGCCCGTCGAGACCGATTCGCAAGTCCGAGTGCGCCAAGGGAAATCGACCGCTCTGCCCTCACGTACGGTGCTGGAAGGTACGGTTGGCGCCGTGTGGGCGGCGACGGGCGTTACTCGCGTCACGCCGTACGAGAACGACTTGAGCACGACCGACGCTAATGGCGTGCCGGGCAACAAGATCTATCTCGTTGTGGAAGGCGGCGACTCGACGGCGATTGCCAATGCGATTGCGGCCAAGAAAACGCCTGGTACTGGCACCTTCGGCACGACGACCATCTCAGTCACGGACGCCTATGGCATCGCGCACAACATTAACTTCTATCGCCCGACCTATGACGCGATTGCGTGTGCGATCACGCTAAAGGCGCTGGCTGGCTACACGTCGGCCATTGGTGCGGCGATTCAGGCGGCAGTGTCGGCCTATATCAATGCGGTTCCGATTGGCGGCGCTCCGGGTGGAACGGTCGAATGGGATTCGGCATTGTCCGCGGCGAAATCTGTGGCGGGCAGCAACACGTTCCGCATCACGTCGTTTGCGCTGAGCGGGCCGGGTGGCGCGGGGTCTCCGGATGTGCCGCTAGCATTCAACCACGCAGGGCAAGCCGTTCCGGCAAGCGTAACGATCACGGTGACGTAAATGGCCCAGGCATCCGATTACACCGGGCTTATCACCAGCGAGCACTCATCGAAGCCGAAATTCTCGGCCATGGTCGCGGCAGTCGCTCAGTGCTTCGTCGATCAGCAAAACCTCGTCAACAGCATCTCGACGAGCTTCGATCTTGACCAGGCGATCGGCGCCCAGCTCGACATCATCGGTCTGTGGGTCGGCATCTCGCGTCAGGTGAAGACGCCGCTCAATGTCTATTTCTCGCTCGACACAACGGGTCTCGGCTTCGATCAAGGTAACTGGCAAGGTCCTTTCGATCCGAGCACGGGCCTTACCTCGCTGGATGATGGGACATATCGCACCCTGTTGCGGGCGAAGATCGCGGCGAACTCATGGGATGGCACCGTGCCGGGAGCGGCTGCGGCCTATGCGAATCTGTTTGCGGGGTCGGGCAGCCAAATATTCATACAGGATAACCAGGACATGACCATGACGGTCGGCGTCTCTGGGCAGATCCCAAGCGCTTTACTTCGCTCTCTGCTCTCTGGCGGGTATCTTCCGCTTCGCCCTGAAGGTGTCCTGGTCAATTTCTACTTCGTCTCGTCGGTCAACAATACACCGATGTTCGGATTCGACGTTTCTAATCAATACATCCAGGGTTTCGACTCCGGCTCATGGGCCGTAGCCGCCTGATCAAATCCACGCTTTCCACTGGCCACCTTCGGGTGGCCTTTTTGCTTTCTGGAGCATGAATGGCAACCAATGATTTCCAGACCTTCGCCGCTGGCGGTGGTGCGAACGTACTGACGCAGGCTCAATATCTGGCACTGACGTCGATCCTCGCGAACGGATTCTCTGCTGGCGTGGCCCCGTCCGCGCAACTGAACAAGGTCTGGCGCCAGTCGTCGATCATGTCGGCTGTGCTCGCCCAGTTCATCGCGGACCAGAGCGCGCAGAATGCGGTTGACGACGGCACGACCGCGACGCTCGAGGCGAACCTGCTGACGGCAATCCGAAACGCTACGAAGACCGGCGTGATCCTCGCTGATACCGGCGCGACCAATGCTTACGCCGCCGTCAATGTCCCGCCGCTCGTCTCCGGCACATGGGTCGACGGCGTAGTCCAGCAAGTCAAGATCGCGCACGCAAACACGGGCGCATCGACCTACGCGCCGGACGGCCTGACCGCGATTCCCATCTACGGCCTCGGTCTGCAACCGCTCCAGGGCGGCGAACTCGCGCTCAACGGAACGGCCGTGCTGATGCGCGCGACCATCGCGGGCGTCAACTCGGGCAATCCGATCGCCGTCCTCATGGAATGCGCGGGAGGAGCACAGCAAATCGCCCCCGCCACGCAGAGCCAGCATGCGGTGCAGATGGGGCAGGTTGGGCATGGTCAAT